TTTGTGCTAGGTCATAGGTTACTACACCGGTTGGATTGGTTATTGTTACTGTTTTGGTAACAATGCCATGATTTTCAAATAGTAAGTCACCGCCAGACACATTTAGTCCTAGGTTGTGTTGAGTAACACCAGTAAATGTACTTGTTCCTGTTACAGCAAGTGTACCACTCATGCTCACACCTTCAGCTGAATTAGTACTATCAATTTTTAGTATGTCTGCTTTGCCTGAACTTGCATAACTGTAAGCACTGGCTGTGTTGTCTATCACAGTGTGTGTTACTGCCTGCGGAGTACTGTCTATTGCAGGTGCTTCTAAAATCAATGTTGGTGCTTCCACTGTCAGTTCATCGGGACGCATGTCAATTTTACTTTGTGTATTCGGCGCAGTGAATGCACTACCACACAGTAATTGTAATCTACCATCTAGATTCCCAGAGTCAACATGTGCATAGATAGCAGCATTATCTAAAGTAGTGTTCATATGTAACACATTGCCGCCAATACCGTAACCATTGGTCAACTGAACTTCTGATCCTGTATCATTAACATTACCAAATATAATTGAGTCACCGTGCCCCAATGGGCTAAGACCTACTGTGTCTCTGAGTGCATCATTGGCGTTTCCTTTGATCATATACATTCCAAATTTATTGTTTGTATATGTGCTGCCAGTTAAAGGTGACCAAGGAGCAGTCAGTGCTTGTGATCCTAAAGCCGCTGCTTCTGTTCTAGCTGTGCCTCCTGCAAATTGACTATATGCTAGACTATCACTATTAGCAATGCTGCCATTTTCGTCAAAGTCTAGATCAGTCGAAGGAGCATAACCATTCAGTGTCAATGTTTCTCCACTACCGGGTGAAATTGCACCCCATGCTGTTCCATTATAACCCTCAAATCCACTGGTGTCTATATTGTATCTAAACATACCTGCAGCAGGTGATCCTGGACGTTGTGCTGTTGTGCCATCTGGAACTTGGATTGCATCAGTTGTAGCAATATCTAGTGAAACAGCAGGAGAAGTTGTACCAATACCTATCTTGGGATTATTTGAATTTACAACAATTTTTGCTTCACCTGCTGAAATCCCACTGTTTATTTGTAGACTCCCATTGCCTGTCTGAAGATTGTTAGGCTCAATAGTAACAGTATCTTTAAATGTTGTATCAGCAAGGCTAGCAAGAACAACTTGTTCTTGGAATACTACACCATCAATAGTTGTACTAAAAATACTAGCTGATGCTGAATTAGACCCGTCAATCTGTATATCCCAAGCATCTCCAACAAAGTTTTTTCTGAGCTTAAAATAACTTTCATCGGCATCTGTAGAGATAAGATGCAGTTCAGGGTCATCGTTTTCAACAACTAAATGACCGTCACCATTGATTAAGCTACTACTGCTACCACTTGTACTTTGTGGCACTGCATCGATCCATGCACCGCTATAGTAAACTTTTAGTACACCTGTATCACTTTCCCACCACAAGTCGCCTTGTGTTGGAGTACCCGCAGGTGCATCGTCGCCAACACTTACAGTGGCACCACTTGTATTATCAACCCATGCATAATCTGCACCATCCCATTGTAGCAACTGTTGTGGTGTTGCGGTGCTTGTATTTAGGTGTGCATCTACTTCGTTATTGCCATAGTTGCTGGCTACAATGTCACTGGTAAATGCAACTGTACCGCTAGCATTTTTAAATGTAATGGTGTTGTCTTGTGTTGGTTCTTCCACTTGTAATCTTGTTTCAAATGCATTGTTCACACTGCCTTCAAATTCAATATCGCCTTGTGTTCTCAGAGATGTATCACTGCTGATTGTACCTGTGCTGGTAATTGTGCCCGAAGCTGTTAGTGATCCTGTAATACCAATATCACCTGTTGAAGTTACGCCTCCAACTGTAATAGCATTTGTTGTAGTACTGCCTCTTGATGTTACTACGTTTAAATCATCTTGATCAACACCTGTGCCAGCTGGATTAGCGTCAACCCACTGACTTTGTACACCATCGTTGTAGTAAATTCTCAGTTTACCTACATCACTTTCCCACCATAGATCACCTTCTACAGGAGTAGCAGGCTGTACATCACTCACTGTGACCACCGCAGTACCTCTAGGAACAAATCTTTGTAGTGCTTCGTCCCATGCTAGAACTTTGTTCTGACCATTTGAACCGTCCAGCGTAATACCATTGAAGTCTACATCACCTAAAGCACTAATACTAGCTATGCTTAGATCACCACTAGTAGATCCTCCAGTACCTGAAGGTGCAGCATCTACCCACACATTGTTATAGTAAATTCTCAGTTTACCTACATCACTTTCCCACCACAAGTCGCCTTGTACTGGTGTGCTTGGAGCACCGTCGCTTACAGTAACATTGCTGCCACTGCCGCCTGCACCTGTTGGGCTAGCATCTACCCACTGACTTCCGCCTGTGTCTGTGTAGTATATTCTCAGTCTACCTACATCACTTTGCCACCAAAGGTCACCAGCAGCTGGCCCTGCAGGTGCGCTGTCTCCTATTGATACACTAGCACTCACACTGCCAAGGTCAACACTGTTTCCGTTGCTTATGCTAAGTGTAGTTCCGTTAAGTGTTAGCGTTTGATTATCTGTGTCAGTGGTTTCTAACACATTCAAGCGACTGTTGAGATCAGTAAAGTTGTTGTCCAACTCCTGAAACGTTAGTTCGCTACCTTTATCTAATCTTAATGTTATGGTCATGATTGTTCTTCCTTAAGATTTATTCCTCTGTATATCCATCCTCAACATATCCAGCAGTTACATAGCCACCGCCTACTAGACCGTTGTCTGGTTTTGGTAGTATAACTTTGCTCATGCCTTGCTGTGCAACATATTCTCTATTATCAAATATTGCAGTTTCTTCTTCGTTGAAGATATAATCGCTGGCATTGTATGTTTGTTCTGTCCAAGTCTTGTCAGTGATATTGTCGTACAGTCTGTGCCACTTGGTGCCTCTACGTACAAACAATCTATTAGGTTCAAAGTCATTTCTAATAAAGTATTCGCCTTCTTGTGGATTGCTGGGGAATTGATCGCCTGTGGCAATTGTTTCTCCGTGGTTCCAAGTGTTGTCTTTGTTTACAATACCACCGCTGGTTGGATAATCGTATCCAAATAGATGATCTCGTAAACTTGTGCCTGTAGGATCTTCTTGATCTGCGGCAGCAACAATAGCATCACTGATGTTGTATTCTGCTTTGTATGTGCTAACATCGTTTTTGAGGCTGTTGGCATCTGCACTATCTCCAAGTATATCGTAGTATTCTTGGCTGTCTGTTAGCGGACTTAGTTTTACACGCCAAATGTGAGGATACCATGTTTGGCTGAATCCTTCAGCACCTCTGTTAGCATCATTTACCACATAGTATTTGTTGACAGCTGATCTTTCATTGTTCAGCAACAGTGCATCTCTGAGATGTGGTAATTCTAATACGTCTCCAGGCATCAAGCGTCTGCCCATGATTTCTACCATTTCATTCATGTGAAATGTCATGTACAGCATGTCATTGCTTAAAAACAGTCCAAACTGTGTTAGGTCAAAGTCAGTATCTTGAACATTATATACGCCACGTAGTTCATAGATATCTTTGTCATACTTGCGATCTCTGTTTTCCATAAACAGCAAGTCTTGGACTTTTGTTTCGTTGAGTATGCCTTCAACGTTGATAAATTCTCCACTTAGTGGATCTATTTCTCTGCCATCGATGTAGTTGGGTTGACTGGGATCATTCTTATCATTGGTTACTGCTGGACCTACATATTTGTGAACATGTACACCTGTGCCGCCAATAACAAACTGTTCGCGAATTTGGCGATCCATAAAATGGTAGTCGTTAGTTTTTGTTGGTTTATATAAACTTAATCGTGGCATACGTATATTTATGTGAATCATAGCTCTTGACAAAACTGTAAAAGATGCTAAATTAGTGTAAACAGTTCAGGAGAATAGTATGGCAAAGAGTGTAGTTAAACGTAAAAAACCCAGAGCGCAACGCAAAGCCAATGCATGGGATCAGCTTCCGATGGAAAAAGGATGGCATGCTGTACAGTACCATATTCATTATTTGATTGATGCAAAAGAATGGTTAAACAAAGTTAAAACTTATATCAAAAACAATTATGATAAAAAAACAGTTTCTAACATCAACAAATTGCCAGACTGGAAAGTAGGGGGTAAAAGTCATTATGCTACCGCTGCACATTTTGAAGAAAATGCACCTAACGAAATTCACAGAGATTATGTAGGTAAACTGGATGCATGGATCAAACGTCTTGCTGAAGAAGGTGCGCAGGTTGTTGAACTTAAAAAAGCTGAAGAAAAAACCAAAAAGCAAAAATATATTCCAACTATTCAGGAACGTCTTGAAGAAGCAACCATTGATAAACTAGAAGAACTGGACAACTGGTTGGATAATTGGATGCGTGACAGCAAAAAGAATCCTCTGATAAAATGCAATCCATTAAACTATTTTAGAAAACAAGAAATGAATTTAGGACATTTACGTTTCGTAGATCAATTCTACAGAGGACAGTATGAAGAACTACAAGAACTGAATGATCTCCCTACTGCTAAAAAGCAAGATGACATGCAACAACAACTTGCAGAAGGTTACAATACCTACAGTAAAAAAGAAATCAAAGAACTAACTGATTTCTACAAACGCATGTTTGATGGCATTGAAATTATCAAAGCAGAGAAAAAACAAACTCGTGCAGTGCGCAAACCCAAACAAAAAAGTGCAGCAGAGTTGGTCAAAAAGCTCAAGTTCAAACCCAGTGACGGAGATTTTGGACTCAGCAGTATTCCTCCGGCAGATATTATCGATGCAACTGCATTGGTTGTATTCAACACAAAAAATCGCAAGTTGGGCATTTATTATGCACAAGAACACACAACGTTTACAGTTAAAGGAACTACACTACAGTTTTATGATGAAAAACGCAGTGTGCAAAAAACAGTACGCAAACCAGACGAAGTATTGCCTAACTGGAAAAAAATTACCAAACACAAACTCAAACCACAGTTTGGATATCTCAAAACTACTGAAACAAAACTCAACGGTAGATTCAATGCTGACACTATCATCTTAAAAGCATTCAAGTAATAAATACTTGTATGGCACTAAAAGATGATCTAATTAAAGAAATTGAACTGCGACTTGGTGGACAGATGGTTGATGTTGAACTTGACCCTGAACACTATGACGTGGCTATCAAAAAGAGTTTTGAAAAATACAGGCAGCGCAGTGAAAACAGCGTTGAAGAAAGTTTTGTACAACTACAAGTTACCAAAGAAGTTGCAGATTATACACTAGATAATGAAATTATTGATGTGTATGACATCTATAGACGCAGTGCTGGCACATTAAGCAGTGGTGGTTTAGGAGATATCGAACCATTTGAAACTGCTTATCTTAACACATATCTATTAAACAGTGGTAGAGCAGGTGGTATGGCAGTTTACGATGCACTGGCTCAACACAGAGAAACACTGGGACGTTTGTTTGGTGAAAATGTTACATTTACTTGGAACACAGTAACCAAAAAATTGTTTTTGCACAGAAGAATCAAAGCAGACGATGTTTATTATTTGCATGTTTACAAACAACGCAGTGATGAAGAACTACTACAAGATCCTTATTGTGCTCCTTGGGTTAAAGATTATGCACTAGCACATGCCAAATTGATGCTGGCAGAAGCACGTGGTAAATTCAATACCATTGCAGGACCACAAGGCGGAACAAGTTTAAATGCAGATGCATTGCGTATGGATGCACAAGCAACTATCGACAAGCTAGAAGATGATCTCAAGTACTATGCTGAAGGACAAGCAGGTTTAGGAATAATTATTGGTTGACAATGGGTCCTGATCCAATTATAATATAAGCATGAAATTAAAATTGTTAGTGATTGGTCATGGGCGCCATGGCAAAGATACTGTCTGTGAAATTTTGCGAGACAAGTATGGTTATAGTTTTGAATCAAGTAGTCAGTTTTGTAGCAAGTTGTTTATCTACAACAACTTGAAAGACAAGTATGGCTATGCTAACGAAGAAGAATGTTATGCAGATAGGCATAACCATCGTCAAGAATGGTATGATGCTATTTGTGACTACAATGTTCCGGATCCTGCTAGACTTGGCAGAGAGATGTTTGCAGAATATGACATCTATTGTGGACTACGTAACAAAAAAGAATTCCATGCAATGAAAAATACAGGTGTGTTTGACTATTGTATATGGGTTGATCGTAGTGATCATCTTCCTCCTGAAAGTAAAAATAGTATGAGCCTTGAACAGTGGATGTCAGATTTTACTATTTGTAACAACGGTACATTAGAAGATTTAGAATTCAATGTACATTCTCTCATAAGTCATATTGATAGTTACAGTGCTAGTTAATTAACTACTAGGTTAACTCTCATATCCCCCCTGATATATAGCCTTTCTGGTAAATATTACTAGCAATTACTATTATCAGAGGAGCAAAAACATGGCATTAGTATCTCCAGGTGTAGAGGTCCAAGTAGTAGATGAAAGTGCATATGGCGCCCCGGGTGCTGGCACAGTTCCGCTACTATTGTTAGCTACACAACAAGACAAAACAGATCCTACTGGTAGTGAAGCAGATGGTATTGCCAAATATACTAAATCAGCAAACGCAGGCGAAGTGGTAAAAGTTACTAGCCAACGTGAACTAACACAGTATTTTGGTAACCCAGAATTTACTACAAGTGGAACAAGTGTTGTACAAGGCAGTGAAACCAGCGAATATGGTCTTATGGCGGCGTACAGTTACTTAGGACAAGGCAGTCAAGCGTACATTGTACGTGCTGATTTAGACCTTGCACAATTAAATTCAGCAACCACAGCGCCAACAGCACCTTATGCTACAAACGGCGGTTTGTGGTTAGACACAGATGGTAGTGCTTTTGGTATCCATCAATGGAACGACACTACAAGCAAGTGGGAAGTAAAAATTCCTTCAATTGAAATCAATGCAGACGACGGCAGCGATATTGTTGGCAATGTTCACACACCAACAGGCGGAGGAAGTCCGACGATAAACGGTACATTCCGTGTTGTTGTACATGTTGACAACGAAACATCAACAAGTGCAGATCGTCAACTGGGCATTGAATACGTGTATGGTGTAAGTGGATCCTGGCAACTTGTAGATCAGTCAACAGGCATAAGCACAGGCGAAGCAGTAACATATGCCCCTCACTATAGTCCACCAGCGGCGCCTAGTGCAGGTGATATTTGGATCAAAACCACACGCTTAGGCAATGGTATTGATCTTAAAGTTTACAGCTACGATTCAAGTGTGGGTGTTTTTGTACAAAAAACAGTACAAGGTGTTAGCACTACACAAGCAGATGGCATTGCTGTAATAGGTGATTTTGTGCCACAAGATGGTTCAAGTACTACAGTATTAACAGCAAGTTCAGCTACAACTGGTAACTTGTTGCTGGATCAACAAGCAGACACAAAATCATCAATTGTTGTGCGTGAAGTAGACGCCAACGGCGCTGCAGGCGCACTAACAGCAACAGACTTGAACGCTTCAGCAGCTCAGCCAACAGCAACAACAGCAACAGGTACATACTGGTTTGACAACACAATCAACAGTTTAGACCTATATCGTCAAGTTGGCGGTGCATGGGTTGCAGTGGCAGATGTTGTGTATTCAACCACACAACCAACCACAGATGCAGCAGGTAATGCACTAGCAGTAGGTGACATTTGGGTTGACACAACACTAGCAGCTAGTGGACAAGCTAACGAGCGTGATTATCCAAAAATCAAAGTATACAACGGTAGTGCATGGGTTACACACGATAACACAGACCAGACAACCACAACAGGTGTGATATTTGCAGACTTTTTTGATACAGCTGGCGGAGGAGCACCAATTACAGGCGCACCTAGTGCAACTGTTTATCCAGCAGGAATGGTAGCGGTTAACATGGCACAGAGTAAAAACACTGTGAGAACATGGAACGGCACAGCATGGAGAAATGGCGCAAGCAATCATGCAGACGGCAGCGGACGTTTTGGACGTTATGCACAACGTGGTGTTATTGCAACAGCGATGCAAGCCGTAGCAGCAGGCACAGATCTCAGAGATCCAGGCAACAGATTCAGTCTAATTGCTGCACCTAACTATCCAGAACTAGTGGATGAAATGGTCACACTAAACAGTGACAGAGGCGAAACAGCATTTATTATTGTTGATACACCAATGCGTAAAAATCCAACAGATGTTATCAGTTGGGTACAAAACAGCAACACAGCCAGTGAAAATGGCGAAGATGGACTAGTAACCAACAACACTTATAGTGCAGTTTACTATCCTGCAGGTGCAACAACAGAACCATTAAATGGTAATACTGTTATTGTTCCGCCAAGTCACATGGCACTTTACACATATGCATACAACGACAACATCAGCTTCCAGTGGTTTGCACCAGCTGGTACTACCAGAGGTGTTGTACAAAATGCAAGCAGTGTTGGTTATATCACAACAGAAAATGAATTCAAAGCTATTGCATTGAGTCAAGGACAGCGTGATGCGATGTACACAGTCAAACTTAATCCAATTACTACATTTGTTGGACAAGGTACAATTGTATTTGGTCAGAAAACACTGCACACAACAACAAGTGCATTGGATCGGGTGAATGTTGCTAGATTGGTAGCATATCTGAGAGATCGTTTTGATGAACTAGCTCGTCCGTTCTTGTTTGAAATCAATGATGCACAAACAAGAGCAAGAGCAAAAATTGCATTTGAACGGTTCTTGGCAGACATACTAAGCCGCAGAGGTCTCAACGACTTTGCAGTTGTATGTGACGAATCAAACAATACACCTGCAAGAATAGATCGCAACGAATTCTATGTAGATGTTGCGATTGAACCTGCAAAAGCAGCAGAATTCATTTATGTCCCAATTAGACTGGTGAATACTGGTGCATTGTCAACAACAAACTAAAAAAAATTAACTTAATACTTAATTAGGCGCTCAAGGGCGCCTAATTTTTTGACTGAAAATCATAAATACTACTAGCCGGTATTACAAGGAGATAGAGATGGCAGTTATAACAACACTTGGTGTTCCAGACAATCAAGGCAACACCACAACTATTATGCCCAAACTTGCTTATCGTTTTAGAGTGAACTTTATTGGTGAATCATTTAGCGGTGTACCCACTAGAAGTGTTATTAGTGTAACAAGACCAAGTTTAACTCATGATGAAGTATTAGTAGACGCATATAATTCAAGAATTTATCTAGCAGGTAAACACACATGGGATCCTGTAACAGTTGTACTCAGAGATGATGTAGACAGTGCAGTTCTTAGAGAACTAAACAATCAACTTAACAGACAAGTTGATCATGCTAACCAAGCAAGTTCAAGAGCAGGCAGCGGTTACAAGTTCCAAATGGTAGTAGAAAGTTTAGATGGCGCAAATCCAACACCGGGTGTATTGGATACATTTGAACTAGCAGGTTGCTACATTGCAAATATTCAGTATGGTGACATGGCATACTCAAACAGTGATCAAGTACAGGTTACTGTAAGTATTCGTTACGACAATGCTGAAATTTACGATGCAGCAGGTAACGCTACACTGACAGGCGAAACACCTGATCAATCAGTTAGTAACGCTACAGGCGCTGGTACTTAATTAGGATAACCAATGGGACTGATTAGTAATACTGGCCCGTATAATGCTGCCGCTGATAAGTTTGGAGTGCAACACGGAAGTAATGTGCTTACAGGTATTCCAAGACTAAAATATAATTTTAGCGTGAGCTTTATACTAAATCCTACAGTTCCTTTGATTGATGAAAGTTTTGGGAGAGCCTTTACATTTGATAGAGTTTCGAGTGTAGGTCTCCCAGACTTTGATTATGGTGTGGTTAGACTAAATCAATACAACAGACCTAGATATGTTCCTACTAGAATGGATTCGCCACCCATTAACATTCTATTCTACGATACCAAAGACAATCAATTTAACTTTTTGTTAATGGCTTATGCACAACATTACTTTCACGGACATCAACTTGACAGTACCACTGCAGGTGCATATGATGTAATCAATGGTGGTTTTGCAAGTGGCGGAGCAAGTCCTTATGGTGCAAGAACTATACCAGATGATCAAAGATTTTTCTTTGAAGAAATCATTATTAAACAACAAGACACTGCACAAGGCGGTAGAATAATTAGAATGTTTAACTGTATGATGACTAACGTCAATCATGACAGACTAGATTATAGTGACAGCAATCCTCTACAATATACAGTACAGTTTCAACCAGAACATGTTAATATCGAACCTCTGGGCGCAAGTAGCAGTCAAGCAGCAGATGCTCAAGCAGTTGATGGTGGCAGAGAAGCAGCAACAGTTTCGGGTAGAGCTGTTGCT